CGTGGACATCTTCAATTGATTTAAGAGTCCAATATATTGATGTAATTCTATGTAGGTTCAACTGATGGCAGTATTAAATTTAACAGGTTTAGTATTTTCAGACACTAGTGCTCTTAATAGTAAGTATGGTGTTGTTGGACGCAATACTACTATGCTTTTCTATCAAGCAGCTGCTCCTGTTGGTTGGGCTCAAACAAGTACATGGAGCATTCACAATAATAAAGCACTTAGAGTTGTGAGTGGTGTTGGTAGTGCATTTGGTGGAACAAATCCTTTTACTAGCACATTTCCATCAACTGTTGTACCGATTTCAACAACAGTTACTATTGGTGGAACTTGTGGAGATACCACTTTAATACTTTCTCAAATAGCATCTCATGCTCATGGAACTGGTGCTCAAGCTGGACCAACAGTCTTTGCAGCTGGACCAGCTACTCCTTCTAGATATTTGTCTAGATCTCCGATTTCATATTCTGTAAGAGCTTTTTACAATCAAATTAATAATTATCAGCAACCATCTTCTTATAGACAACCACAAACATACCAACAACCATCTGCCTATAGGCAACCACAAACGTATCGTACTCCTACTAATGTACAAAATCCAATAACTACTCAACAACCATCCGTATATCAGCAACCTAGTATTTATAGAACGCCAACTAATCAGCAGAATCCTACTACATTCAGGCAACCAAATCCAAGAACAAAACCAGTATCATATCAAAATCCTAGATCAAATAGATCACCATCAAGAACAAATCAACAGAATCCTATTGGAAATCCAGTAAACCAACCAAATCCAATTCAAAGCGCACCACAGAGAGCTCCTTCATCAAATAATGCTCAATCTAATCGTCAAGAAGGTAGAAGAGTTGGTGGACAAAATCCATATAGTTTTTCCAATAGAAATCGAAATGGTGGAAGAGCTAGAAATAGATCAACACAATCTGGAAATAGAAGAGAAACCAGACGAAATGAGCAAAGACAGCCAAGAGCAAATCCATTCACAAATCCAATTCAAAATCCATTCACTACAAATTCTCAAAGACCTCTAGTTGTACAAAGCCCAAGTAGATCTCCAGCTAGAACACCATTTCAAAATCCTACTAGCTCTAGATCACCTACTAGTGTTCAACAATCTTATACTGTAAGAAATATTGCTAATCAAAGAGTTCCTTTAAATGTACAAAATCCAAAAAATAAAAGAACTCCAGCTAATAAGAGAACACCATTAATTAACCGTACTCCCACTAACGTACAAAATCCAAAAATTAAACAAGTACCAGCAAACAAAAATGTTATTGCAAATACGAGAATCGTTGCAAATAAAAATGTCCCAATAGCTACACCTATAACAGTTAGATATCCACAAGTTAATAATGCTAGATATGAAGTTAGAACTTTAGTTCCTGGTGGTCAAATTAGAGGAGCAAATACTGCATCTCCAGATACAAGTCTTGTAGGTGGTGGAGGTGCTCATGCTCATCCATTTACAGGTAACTCAATTCCTATCTCTGGATCAATTGATTTGAGAGTTCAGTATATTGATGTTATACTTTGCTATTTTGTCTAAATACGATATAATCATTTATTATTAACATAATTTTTTTATGAAAGGAAAATATTGCCCATTGATTAAAAAAGATTGCATTGAACATAAGTGCGCTTGGTATACATATGTAAGAGGATATAATCCAAATACAGGTCAAGAAGTGGATGAATGGTCTTGTACTATTAATTTTCTTCCAATGCTTCTCATTGAAAATTCTCAACAACAAAGATCTACAAGTTCTGCGGTTGAATCTTTTAGAAATGAAATGGTAAAAGCAAACGAAAGCAATCTAAATATTTTGGAAGCTGCTGCAAACATGTTCTACAATTCTTCTGAAGCATTGGAAGAAGTACGAGTGTTTGAAGAAAATCAAATGATGATGTTATCAAGTCAAGATCCAAGTAATCAACAGTCGGAGGGAGAGTAAACTAATGAAAGTTACAATTATACCAAGTGAGTTTAAAATTCAAGTTGATGGAAGACCTATTGTTCTTAATCAACAAGATTGGAACTTTGAAGATCAGCATATTCATGCTGTTCAATGGTATGGTGATAGAGGGCATATTGAATTTGTTACAAACGATCCCAATGAAGTAATTGAAGATATTGAAATCATTCAAAAATATCTTGATGTTTTCTTTGAAGAGATTCCTAAAATTGAACAAATTCGTATTCATAATGAAGAAACTAGACGTAATGAAGAGCAATTTTACGCTGAAGAAAGAGCAAGGCATGAAAAAGAAAAGGAAGAATTAAAACGTAAAATCAAAGAAACTGCTGAAGAAAATGCTCGCCTAAGAGCAAAAAGATCTGAAGATTCTATTAAACGAACTCAGGAATTAGTTGAAAAAGAAAATGAAGAGAGAAAATTAAAAATTGAAGCAGAACTTCTTGCTCTAGAAAATGAAAGAATTAAAAGCGAGCAAGAGATTGCGATGAGAGAAAAAGCTTTTAGAGAGCATTTTGAAAAAGAACATGATGAATTTTTAAAAGCATCTAAAAAGACATCAGAAACTACTGAAAAAGCAAATCAAATTTTCTCAGATTATTTAAAAACACTCGAAGAAAAGAAAGCAGCACTTGAAAATGATGTTAAACAGAGTTATGAACTAATTGATATTAAAGAAAAACAAGTAACTGAAGAATTAAAACTTCGTGAAGAGCAAAATCGCAAACTCTTAGAAGAGCAGAATAATCTTGTTCTTAAAATCCAAGAGGAAAAACAACTTGCTGAGAGAAAACTAAAACTAGAAGAACTCGAAATTGAACAAAGAAAACAAGAACTTCTAAAACAATATGAAAATTCTGAAAAAGATATTAGTCTTGCAATTGAAAGTCAAGAACAACAACTTGAAAAAATAAAGTCTCAGAAAGAACTCTTTTTTGAAGAAAAAAAATTAATCGAAGAAGAATTAGCAGTAAAACGCAAAGAATTGCAATTAGCTCATGAAGAACTTAATTTGAGAGAATCCAACATTAGGGAAAAAGAAGTCAATTTTGAAAGAGAAAAATCAGAATATCTACAAGCAGCTGAAGTTGAACTTTATGAAAAGAGAAAGAGAATTGCTACTGAAACTTTACTGTCTGAAACAGAAAAGCATGAGATCGAACAACAGGCTCGAATGAAGGCTAACGAAAAAGTTAGAAGTATTGCTAATGAATCAGATCCACTAGAAGTATTCCGACTTATAGGGTCATCTCCAGACTTTGATATTTCAACTTTCCCAGTAGAAAAACTTATTGCCTGGTTCTCTCTACTTAAGAAAACCAAAGATCTGTGCTCCCAATATAAAATCTCATATCAAGAAGTTCTTGATAATCAAGAGTTGAAGCAAATGTTAGAATTTGAAAAATACGATCAAACAAATACTAGACATGAAGATTCTTCAACGAATAATATATTACTACCATAATTTTTAATTAATATTTTTTTAACTGATATGAATGAATCTTTATTAAAAAATAATTTTTTATATATTCCCGAATTTATTTGTCCTGATCTTGCAGAATCTTTAGCTATTAAATTTAAAGAAGATTCCGAAAATAATAATCTTCCTGGAGATGGTCAAGCATGGAATTCTGGTAGTTGTTATAATTATACGCCAGCTCTTGATATTTTATGTGATAAAACTGAAACAATTTCTGAAATAATCCAGCATACGGTTATTCCAACATACACTTATGGTAGAGTGTATAGGAAAAATAGTATCTTAGAAAGACATACTGATAGACCAGCATGTGAAATCTCTGCTACAGTTCATCTTGGTGGAGATTTACCTTGGTCTATTTGGATTCAAGATCCAAATAAAAAAAATAGATGTGTGTCTTTGAACCCAGGAGATGCAATGATTTATCTTGGGTGCATAGCTCCGCATTGGAGAGATGAATATCAAGGTGAATGGTACTCGCAAATTTTTCTTCATTATGTGAGAAGTGGTGGTCCATGTTCTCCATGTTACTTTGATAAATTTAAACCCAATGAAGAAGAAAAGAATAAAATGATTGATTTATTGTATGATGAAAGTGATGGAAAAATAACATTCAATGATGATCTTTACAGTAAACCAATTGTTTTAAGTCCAAATGATACCTCTGGTATTGAAGATGCGATCATAGAACAAAAAAAACATAGTAATGAAAATTTAATCAATTATCGGAGAAATAAAATGGATACCATTCTTAAAAAAGAAGAAACTCTGGAATCTAGACTAGAAAATTTAATTAAGTCTATTGCTGAACAGAAGAAAAAAGAATCAGAGCAAAAGGATGAAAATGTTTTCATTAGATATAACGAAAACAATGTTGAGGAAAAAACAGTTGGAGTTGTTAAAAATAAAAAGCTAGAAGATTTTATTATGGTATTGAATAATATCGTACCAAATGAATTGTGTGATGCTGTTTTAGCAGAATATAAGGATACTGATCATTGGTATTCAGCAATGACTGGTGGTGGATTAGATCCTAATGCTAGAAATTGTAGTGTTATAAGTATTTCTGAAAGGGGTTTAATTGAGCAAAATCGAGATATTAGGTTTGAAATAGATAAATGTCTTTATGATTGTGTTGCTACGGCATTAAATGAGTATGAACAATCTCATACTGAGTTTCTTTTTGAAATACAAGAAGATACTGGATATGAACTTTTGAGATATGAAACTGGTCAATTTTATGTACAGCATTCTGATCACTTTAAGCAGCAACCAAGAACTCTATCATGTACTATATGCTTGAACGATGATTATGATGGTGGAGAATTTGCATTCTTCGATAGAGAAATTAAATATAAACTCAAAAAGGGATCTATACTTTTATTTCCATCAAACTTTATGTACCCTCATGAAGTAATGCCTGTTACTTCTGGAACTAGATATTCTATAATTACTTGGTTGGTATAATGAGTAATACTATTTGGTCAGAATGTGATCATCAAGCATTTATTGGAACCTATAAAAATGTTGTAGATAAAAAATTTTGTGATGATCTAATTCAATTTTTTGAAACTTCTATTGATAGAGAAGATCTAAATTACTATAGTGGTGAAAATCAGTATGGTGGACCATTTCTCAGAAAAGATTTTTCTCTTAATTTGGAATCAGCACCAGAAACAAAATGGTCACAACATATTAATGATGTTTTGTTTCAGTGTTTGGATGAATATAAAAATACATTTTTTGTATGTAAGCAGGTATATAATTTAGAATATACTAATGCATATGTTAAAATGCAAAGAACCAATCCTAGAGGTGGTTATCATGTATGGCATTGTGAAGTAAATAGTATTGCATGTGTTGATAGATGTCTTGCCTGGATTTTATATTTAAATGATGTTCCATATGGTGAGGGTGAAACTGAATTCTTATGGCAGGGTGCTAGAATACAACCAGAGGCTGGTAAATTAGTGCTTTGGCCAGCACAATTTACTCACACACATAGGGGTAATCCAGTGTATAGTTGTACCAAATATATTGCTACTGGTTGGATTGAATATACTGGTATAAGAAAAAATTATCCAGAGTCTCCTGTAATTTATGATGAGGAAAAAGACTTTGCTATTTCTAAAAAACCCCAATTATCTAATTGGGATTCGGAAGATAATAACAATGATAGTCAGGTTTTTATCCCAAATGATCTTAGTGATATACCTATTGACTTTGGCGATAGGAAGATTTAAAATAAAATTGATATTTTGTTAAACATATGGCTTTATCCAAATCAGTTGAAGAATCTTTGAAAGAAGCAGAAGCAGCACTTCGTAATGCTCTAGCATATGCTGCTCGCCAAGAAAGACCCGTCGTTTGTAACGGTATTGCCGAAATGATTTGTAGAATTGATCAAATTCAATCGTTTGATGGTATTCTTGATAAAATTGAAGATATGAAATCAAGTGGTAAAGATTGGGGACCTTTCTTTTCGACGGATAGTTGATAATGGCTTTACCTAAAGATTTTGATGGTAAGTTTACTTTTCAAAAATCAAATGGTTTTGGATTCTTACCAGAAGATGAATCTTCAGATATCTTTACCGTTTGGTTTTATCGAAGAGAAAACGAAAACAAAACTATAAAAGAATTCTTAGATAGTTTAGATCCAGAAAATATTGGTTACGATAAACCTTCAAATCAACTATTTTATAGATCGATTTCTGGGCAACTTTATAGGATGGACTTTACGAAAGTAAAGTAATGTTACAGCAAATCAAAAGAGAATATTAAGTTTCTAGATAGTATTGTATTGAAATGCTAATATTGGGTTGTACCGTAGAGAGACCATGACCTATTTCCAAGACAAAGACAAAAATCTAACAGATGATGAATGGAATGAAATGGATGCTTTGAGGAAGGTTATGAATCAAAATCCAGCAGCTTTACATCCAGATAAAATGGAACAATTCACAGAGTACCTTATTCGTTCCATGCGGGAGACAGAAAAATAACTGGCACAGAGGTGGTTGTGGGGCGTCTTGGATACCCTATAATACTTTCATACGCAACAGATGAATGACCGCCACTTTCGCTGAGTATGCTGCCCAGCAAACTGCTCGTAACACGATTCATCTTAACATTGTTAAGTATGGTCTGATGTTGTGTGATGCTTTGACTGCTGACGCAAATCATCTTAAAGCAGCAAACTATGGGTTTGAACTGGACTCTTCTGGTCGCAAGTATCATAAAGTCTTCATGTATATCAATGATCGTCGTGATAGCATTCATGCTTTCATCGACAAGAAGACTGGTGATGTGTTCAAACCTGCTAGCATTAAAGCACCCGCTAAAGGTGTTCGCTACAACGTCCTCTCTATTCCTTCTCGTGAGGCAATGCTTGAGCGTTGTGATTGGGCAGGTGGATATCTTTATAAGTAATAATAAATTCAAAAATAAAACATGAAATTTTTATTGCTTCTTCCACTTACTTTTTTAGCAACACCCTCTCATGCTATTACTTGGGGTGAGTTTTGGGAACCATTTCAAAATGAACGGGTTTACATCTATGAACGTCCAGTTCCTCGTCCGATGTGTAAACGGCACGTTTACCGTGAAGAATACATTCCAGGAACATATTGGAATCCTGGGTATGTAAAACGTTATAATCAAGTTGTAAAAGTTCCCTGTTGGTGATCATGGCTATTTACAAAGCAGAAATTAAAACAGTTCCAACTGGATCCAGTTATACTGTAACTGTGGAGTCTGGGTCTATGAGCACTGCTAAGCAGGAAATTGAGCATCTTTATGATCCAATTTACATTCGCAATTTGCGTCAAGTTGGATCTGGATCTAGCAGTGATGGATCTGTCGAAGGTACATGGTTCCTGATTGCTATTCTAGTTGCAATTGCTATTGCAATTCAATTCTGGCCTATCACACTTGCACTTCTGGTCATCTGGGGTCTCTATAAGATTTTCAAATGATTCTGGGGCTTGACATCCCCACCCAAAGATGTTATCCTTTGTACTGTAGTTGCTTTTAGCACAAACTATGATTATTCGTGT